GCTGAACATCCATTTACTCCGCAAGAAGCAACACTCCAAGTAACAGCTAACACATTCGATGTAAACTCTCTAAAAGAGCAATACAATAGAGTGATAGCTAGTGACTTGCATAAGATAGGGGTAGCTGGAGAGATGTACTATAATACTAAAGGTAAACCAGATTTTACACCTAACTCCAGTGTTAGACCTATCTATAAGTTCCCACACAGACCAGATGACGATTTAACTGGGGCAGTAGTAATCTATGAAGCCCCGTTTAAAACTCAGGAGGATATAATCCCAAAGAATCTATACATTATCTGCCATGACCCGTATGCACAGGGGAAGGCAGCTAGCTCTATGTCGTTAGGGGCAGCATATGTTATAAAAGTACCTAACAATCTATCTAAACCAGATGATATTATAGTAGCTTCTTATATAGGTAGGCCTGCAACTCAGGATGAGTATAACAGAAACCTATTCATGCTGGCAGAATACTACAATGCTAAGATAGGATTCGAGAATGACCGAGGAGAAGTAATAGCTTATGCTAAAAGATTTAGAAAGCTGCACTTACTTCAAGAGGAATTCGAGATGTTGGATAAGAGAGAGTTACGATCTAAGAACGTAAAAAGGCAGTATGGTATGCACATGACTGAGCAGAGAAAAGCTCAGGGTGAACTTTATATACGAGATTGGCTAATTAGTGGCAGGGGACAGAACGAAGATGGGGAAATAACCCTTAACTTGCAGAAAATTTATGACCCTGCTCTTTTGCAAGAGTTGATTAAGTTTAATAGGAAAGGTAACTTTGACCGTGTTATGGCACTCATGGTTGGGATGTATCATACTAGAGAGCTTTATAACAAGGAGTTAAGTTATAACGACTCCGATAACTCAAGTAATGAGTGGTTTGACAAGGTTTATAAGTAGTGTCATATTAATAATAGTATTGATAAAACACTAGAATTTTCTAGGCTACTGTAAAACAAAACTAATTTTGTATTAATGTTCGGACAAGCATCAATTCCAAAGCAAAGGATCCCTCTTACTCAGAAGAATAAAGAGTGGAGAGAGAACTGTGTAGACGCATTCATTAACCTATCAAAGTTTGGTATAAGTGAACGACGCAGTTACCTTAAATCTCTGTATGACTATTATAACGGGGTTATAGATGAAGAAGACTACAACTATGTTCTTAAGCCATACGGTAAGACTAGAAGTCATTTCCCATCTAAGCTTAGGAATTACCCGATCATTAAGCCTATCATAGACCTTCTACTTGGAGAAAAGTCTAAACGTCCATTAGACTACACAGTAACTGTACAGAATGCAGACTCTGTGAGTATCAAAGAAGAAGCTCTAAAGAACCTATTACTTGCTAATCTAAAGGCTCAGTTTGTTGCAGAACTAGCTAAGCAGGGACAAATAGATATGGAGATGGAGCCCCCACAACTCCCTAAGCAGATAGCAGATGAATTCAATAGAACTTATGTAGACTCTAGGGCAATAAAAGGTCAGGCCAGTCTGAACTATATCATGTACTATAATGAGATTTATGATAAGATTCAAAAGCAATTCTTCCATTTCTTAGTAGCAGGAGAGTGCTACTCACACAAAGGAGTAAGAAGAAATGAACCTTTCTATGAGGTAATTAATCCATTAGATGTAGATTATGATAAAGATCCAGACATTGATTTTGTTGAGGATGCAGATTGGTCAATACTTAGAAAATATTCTCATGCATCCACTATCATTGATGCTTACGGTGAATACTTAAGTGATGAACAAGTACTCGAGCTAGAATCTCCAACACATACATCAGCTGAAGCATACCTATTGTATAGAGCAGAAGCTAGTGGTGCAGATGATAACATCTATCGAAATAGGTTAATTGAGATAATTACTGTATACTGGAAGAGTAGAAAAAGAATAGGATTTGTAAATTATACTGACCCATTAACTGGAACAGAAGAGATATTTGATGTAGATGAGGAGTACAAACTTCCTCAAGAACTCAAAGATCTTGGGGCAAAGATTAGTTATGAATGGGTCAATGAAGTTTGGGAGGGAACTAGAATAGATCGTAGATTCTACATCAACATTCGTCCTTATGCCAACCAACGAGCTAGCCTGGATAACCCATCTAAGTGCAAGCTCCCAATAAATGGAAGAAAGTATTCTGATATTAACTCTCAGAGTATTTCTCTAGTAAGCTTAGGTATTCCATACCAGCTTAACTACAACATTTACAAATACCGTCTTGAACTGGCTATTGCCCGTAGTAAGGATATCATTGCTCAATTTGACATTAACATGATCCCTAAGAACTGGGACATGGATAAGTTCATGTACTTTGTAGAGGGTACAGGTATTGCTTGGGTAGATTATAACAAAGAAGGGATTCAACTTTCCCCACAGCACCAATCGGTGCTAGATATGTCTATTAAAACAATCTCCCAATATCTTACTCTTCTAGAATCTATCATGATTGAGTGGGAGAAAGTTAGTGGGGTGACTAGACAGAGACAGGGCCAAATGGGGACCTATGAAGGAAAAGCTACATCTCAGCAGAGCATTGTTCAATCTTCGCACATTACTGAAGATATCTTTAGAAAGTTCTCTCACTTCGAGCAAAGAGAACTCCAAGGCCTTTTGGACTACTCAAAGGAAGCTTGGGTTAACGGAAAAAAGGCAATGTATGTAATGCCTGATGGATCTATGAGTCAAATGGATATTGAACCTATTACTCATATGGAATCAGAGTACGGAATATTTGTATCTGATGCAGGAAAAGATATTGAGAAGAAACGTCAAATTGAAGGTCTGGCTCAGTCTATGATTCAGAATGGTCTATCAGCTTCTGCAGTAGTTAGCATCTTTGAAAGTGAAAACTTCTCACAGATTAAAGATAAGATTATCCAAGCTGAAAGAGCTGCTCAAGAACTACAACAAGCTCAGCAACAAGCAGAGCAGGAAACAAAGCAGCAAGAGATGCAGATGAAACAGCAAGAGATGGATAGACAAGCACTCGAAAGAGAGAAAGACCGTCAACTTGAGATAGAAAAAGCTCTTATCGGGGCAGAGGCTTCTGAAAAAGGAACTAATGCTAATCTTGAAAAGATGATGCAAGATTTCCAAGTTAAACAACAGGAGTTAGCACTGAAGCAAAGAGACTTAGATATAAAGGCAAATCAAACTAATGAATAACTCAACTAGAAGGGAATTACTTAATAAGTCTAGATCTATAGGATATCCTGGAAATATCCTAGAGGTTTTTAATGCTTATGATCAAGGTAAAGATCTTCTATCAGAGTATGCTAAAGAGCAACAACAGCAACAACTTGATATGCAAGTTGCTCAAACTCCAGAGGAACAAGGGCAAGGATTACGCCCGTACCACGAACAAGGGCAAGTCAACCAATCTATGGCCTTTCCTAATATTCAACCTGGACAGAGTTTTAGTACTGAGGGAATGAAAGTCCCTATCAATATAGATAAGATTGACAATCAAGGTAACTTAGTAGAGTCTTATAAGTCTGTACCTCCTGGAATACAAAACTTTCCAACTGGTCCATATGCAGGAACAGTAATAGAATCACCTGCTAAGTCATATGCTAGTGGAGGTCCTAACATAGGTGGAATGCCTATGCCTACTTTACCACAAGAGGAGTCAGTAGAACAACCTACACAGGAATCTCCTATGCAAGAACCTCAGGTTCAGCAACATATGCAGACTTCTCCTATGGGAATGGGAAGTCATTTACCCCCATTTATGCAAAAAGGGCAAAGTGGGGAATTATACTATGATGCATCTTCTCAAATAGAGACTACACAACCAGAAGATACTACAGTAAAACAGTACTTTATAGGGGGTTTAAGGAACAGAGTGCGATATAATAAAGCTAAGTATAAAAGATAAATTTATACTTTAAAACCAAATTCATACTAATATATTTGTAATATGGCAACCAAAGAACAGAAATTGAACATTGCAGACATCACCTTCGACGATTTTATAGGTGATGGATTAACTACTACAGAGGATTCTAAAGAGACCTCTGAAAATCTTGACAAAGAAGAAATACAAGATGAGCTGGAGAATGAGGATGATTCTGATGATACTTCAAATGATAACAATTCTGATGATAGTGATAATGATGAGAATGATGAAGAATATCAGAATGAAGATTCAGAAGATGCTGATGAAGATACAGCTGCAGAAGGGGATTATTCAATTGCAGAGTCAATTGCAAAAGCCCTTGGTTATGAAGTTGAAAACGAATATGAGGATACTGAAGAAGGCCTTGTTGAGTTTACAAAAGAAATTGCTCAGAACATTGCAGAGGATCAAATCAATGAACTCTTCCAACAGTTCCCATTAGTTCAAAAGCATTTGGACTTTGTGATGGCTGGTGGAGATTCAGAGAAATTCTTCCAAGCTTATAACCCAAATCTTGACTATAGTCAATACGAGATTGACAAAGGAGATATTAGAACCCAAAAGGCTTTTGTATCTGAATACTTTAAGACTAAAGGGCATGACGAAGAGTTTATCAAAGACATGCTCGAGGATTATGAAGATTCAGGTAAGCTCTATGACAAAGCTGCAATTGCTCAAAAGCAACTAGCTAATGTTCAAAGAGAAGAAAGAGAAAGACTTGTAGAAGAGCAGAAAGAAATTCAAGCTCAAACTACTAAGCAACAACAAGAGTTTTGGGAGAATGTAGCTAATGTTATTGATGAGGGTAAAGAATTTGCTGGGATCCGTATCCCTGAGAAAGAGAAATCAAGATTCTTCGATTACATATCAGCCCCTATTAATAAGAATGGAGCTACTAAAAGAGATGAAGATTATGCTAATGCCGAACTTGAAGTTAAACTAGCAGTTGACTACTTGATGTTCAAGGGCTTTAAGCTTAACGATATTATTAGCACTAAGGCTAAAACTGAAAGTGCTAAGAACCTGAGAGATAGAATTGTTAACCAACAAGAGAAGGTTAAAAACTATGGTAGGGTTGATAAGAAAATGACAAAATTTGATCCAGATAAACTGGATATGAAGAAGCTGTTTGAATAAGACTCAAACAACAATTAACTTTTAAAATTATATAGATCATGGCACTAATGCAAGTACTTAAGACCTACTATAATGATGCACAGATGACTGACACTAACTCGTTGGTTAATGCACTTATGGAACGTCCAGCGGAGCTCTCTCCGATTATTACTCATTTGGCTGGTCGTGAGGAGAAAAAATTCCCGTTGTCTTTCTTGACAGAAGGTGTTGGTAATACTCGCTCAATTGACCGTTATGAGTACGAATACCGTGTGAAAACACATGAAATTAATGTTCGTCCTGTTATTACTTCTACAGGAACTGGTGCAGGTGGTGCACCTTTCACTGTTACTTTCCCTGACAAGTGGTTCATTTTCCCTTACACTTTGGTATCTCAGTCTGGTGTTCTCGCTCGTATTATGACCGAGCCAGTATCTGATGGTGCAGGTTGGAAATACACTTTGAAGCTTGTTTCTCCTGATGTAACATCTATTCTTTCAGCAGATATTGCTGCAGGTGCACTTTGGGGTATGTTGTATGCTAACGTGGGTATTGACTTCTCACGTGGTAATGCATCTAACTGGACTGCTCCAGGTCTTGTTCGTTCTAAGATTGGTACTATTCGTAAGTCTTACCACTTCTCTGGTAACGCTAAAGATTATGTAGCTCAGTTCGAATTGCCTTTGAAAGAAGGTTCTAAAACTAAGTTGTGGATGGATTACGAAGAGTACCGTCACATGCTTAAGTTCAAAGAAGAGTGTGAAATGTACTACTGGTATGGTCAAAAGACTCACGATGCTAATGGTGTTAGCACTATGCTCGATGAGAACGGCCAACCTGTAATCTCAGGTCCTGGTTTGTTTGAGCAAATCATCAACAAAGACACTTACTCTACTCTTACTCAAGCTAAACTTGAGGAGACTATCGGTGATTTGTTCTATGGTATGACTGATGCTACTGATAAGCAGGTTACTTTGTACACTGGTATCGGTGGTGCTCGTGAATTTGACCGTGC